TTAACCAGTTAAATCCGCTGGCAGGAATTATTAATTGTTTTATATTACCTGCTATGCTTATTGTTTGAAGTTCTTCTGTATTGATAGGATAAAACAATCTGTTGGCACTTTGATTATATTTTTTATATATTTGTTTGCTGTGTTCTATAAAATCTGTTTCGTGTTTAGCATAGTAACATCGTTTACTTAGACGAATATCTTCATCAAACACAATAATATTTTCTTTATTGTCCAAAGCGACTGTGATAATGTTCCAACCGTGCCACTTATGAGTATAGTTTTTTAACTCTGTTCCTGGCTTGATCCATAAAGGAGTATAATCATCGTGAAAGTTTTCTTCACTTCTTATTGGCTCTGATGTGAAATGTTTGGCATCTCGCTTCATTTCTCCTATAGGAGGACATTCAAATTCTTTGTGTTTTTTTAAATTAATAACATAACATTGTTCATGCAGTTCGTAATAGCCTTCTTTACGATCTAAAATATGTCCTGCTATATAAAAATCTTGTTCAATAAGTTTGTGTAAATGTTTAAAAAAAGCACCACCTTGAAACTCTGTGTCGGCACTGTACACCACAGCATAATCATATTTGTCAACTGCTTTAGCAAGTGTAGAATCTTCTGCCAAGGATATCATAACATCATAACCCATAGTATTAAGTTTGCCTATTTGATATTCAGCAATATTTTGTATCAGTTCTTTAGCAGAAGCATTCTTTATCTGATGGAAATTAGTTTCCAAAATAAAAATTATATCGTGCTTCTTGTTTTGTGCGTCAAATTGAAATGCCATTTTTCTCTAAACTCCTTTCAAGTAACTCATTAAATTGTTTTCTACGATTGCCTATATGTGCTTGAGCAATCATGTGTATTCTTTCCACATTAGCATTGTTAACCACTGTATGATTTTTTAAAATATTAATCAAAAATACTTTGCCGTGTTTCCAAGGTACTATGCCATGATCTTCTATTTCCATATAACACATTCCTGGATTAATCACTGCTACATTAATGGGAATAAGATGTTCGCATAAATCTTCTGGCAACGGTGTTCCAGGATCGTCATTGTGCCAATCTATTTTTCCTCCTGGATTTAATTTCATAAATCTTATTCTGCTGTATTTTTCTGCTGGAAACTTGTCCCAAAACTGTTTAGCATTTGGAGTCAACTCCGCAAGTTCTGTCCATTTGTATGGAGCATTTAATTCATCATCATAGCCGTATTCCTTTGCCACTCTGGTTTTGTCTATGTCTAATCCATGAAGACAACAACTTTCCCATCCTTTGTGCGTTTCATCTTCTCTGTGCGGCACATAGTAAGGTTCAATTTTTGCAAACTCTGTATGATTTGTGTACGCACCAAAATCTAAGTCTAGTTCAAGCCAAGGCAATGTGCCATCTTTAAATCTGTTAAAAACTTTTGTTGCTGTGTCTAATCCGATATTATGATATTCTTCAATGTCTTTGTTAGTCATTATCATTTTTTGCTCCTATTATCATAAATCGTTTGTATTTTTCTGTTGGTAATTCAGCAGAAAATTTTACAGTTAATCCGCAATCTTTTTCAAATTCTTCTAAACTTGCTTTACAATTCACGTGTTCTTTGTGATCAAAATAGTTATTGCTCTGTATTATAATTTTTGTGTTGTTTGGCAGTAATGAAATCCATTCGGCATATTCTTCTTTTGACATATGCTCACAAGCAGTGTTGATGATCAAATTGTGTTTGTGATAGTTTCTATACTCTAACATATCCATAGTGATTGCTTTAAATTGACTGCGTATTTCATACTCTTTGTTCATTGTATTTGCTATGGACTCACAAGTAGGATCTTTATCCATTGATGTTACTCTTGCTATATCCAATTCACTATTAAACAATAATGTTGACATTACTCCATTCCAACCCCCACATATCAATATCTCGTACGGTACTCTTTGAAAATAATTCTTTAAGTTGTCAATCAGCCATACTTTGCTGTTGATCTGCCCTTTCCAGAAACTTTCTAATGTACGATATCTGTCATCAGATTGTCTGATGGCATCCATCCAATACAGTACATCTCTTATATTAATTCTCAAATTGAGCTCCTAGTTTGTCAAATGATCCACACTGTTTGCCACATTCTTGTAGCGGTGAGTGACTCCATGTTTGTTCAATCTTGTCAAAATAACCGTTTTCAAATATCTCTTTTAGACTACTTGTATTTAAATTCGGAAACTCGCCAATTCTAGTCATATAGTCTATTCTGCTCTCCTGCATGGGTGGTATCCACTCCATATCCAACCAACAACAAGGTGACACATTACCACAAGCACTCACATAAATCTGTTTGTTCTTAACTGCTTTGCACACAATGGTAGGTGTTGTTTCTTGCTGTGATTGTTCTACCAATGGAATCATATCTCGACTTTTTTGCGTGGGTTCCAATCTGTGTGTGGGACGACCTTGCTCATCTATCACTTGTAGGTAATCTCCTTTAAATCTTGAAGTGTGTTTTGTGGTGAACATTTTAAATCCTAAATCTTTTGACATCTGTTCTGCTGTTTCCACCTGATGTTCATTGTGTTTGAAAACCAACATATGCCATTTGGCAAACCCGCCTGCTTGTATAAATGCTTTGGCATTATCGATAATTTTTTCAAAGTCTGTGGATACACGATATAAATGATTAGTGTCTGCAAGTCCGTCTATACCAAAAGTTACTTTTACCTGTAATTTTGCTAGTTTAGTCCACCAGTCTGTGTCTCTAGCACTGCCGTTGGTGTGCATCGCCAATCTTATTTTAGGGTTTACAGTTCTTAGGTGTTGATATATTTCCAGTGTGTCTTTGCTCACAATAGGATCTCCCAAGTTACCACACATAAACATACTGTCCAATTGCTGTATAAAATTATCAGGAAACCATTGTTTGAATCTATCCAATGTGATTTCATCCAAATGTATAAAAGGATTTAACGGTCCACCTTGTATTCTACGAGGACACATAGGACACTTGGCTTGACACTTGCTGGTTATTTCCAAGTGTACATCTCTTATGTCTGTTAACTTATACATTTGCTCTTTCCTTTTTATTTCTTACAGATTGTTGCCTACTAATTTCCAACATTTCTTGTTCTTGTAAAGCATTTTCTAAAAAGTCCATTTTTCTAAACTTAGGAATTTTACTGTCTGCAGAACTAACACAAGATGGCGTGATACAAGCATTCGGTTTAGAAAACAATTTAAAACCTTTGTCTATAGTTCCTAACGGTTCATCATGACAACTGTATGCTCTTTTTATTTCTCCACCTGGTTCTCTTATGATACAACTTTGATATCCAGCATGACAATTCCAGCCTTTAAACTTATTGAATCCAAAAGCATTAAAACGTTCTGCTTGATCTATATTATAACTTGTACCTTTGTGGTCAGTCAACTGAATTTGTTGTGCCGAAACTCCATTATATTTCAAAGGAAATCCTGTTCTCATCAATTTGATTTGTTCATCATTGTATCCATCTACTATTTCACTGGCTGATTCATTGCTTTGTGGTTTTAAAGTTACGTTTATACCACGTTTATGCAACCTATCACATCGTTCATACAGTTCATCAAATAAGTGTGGTACCATCACTTGATTAATTGTGACGTATACTGCTGAGTCCTGTAACATTAGTAATTTGTCTCCAAATACATCTTCGTCAGCAAACTCATGATGGAAACTGGCTGTGATGCTTCTACGTGCAAGACGTTCTGTGGCTTTGAGCCAAATATTCCACCATTTGAATCCTGGTGAAGCATTTGTAGTCATGTGTAAACTTTGATATGTTGCAATAGAGTCGTTGGCATAATGCTCAATAACAGATAAAAATCTTTTGTATGCTGTGGGCTCTCCTCCTGAAAAACTGAAATGAAAACTATCAAACCCGTTTGCTCTTGCTTGGGATTTTATTTCATCAATAGTATTTTTGTAAACCTGTAATGGTCTGTGATCAACATTTTTACTGTGAGCATATGGCCAACAATACGAACAATTATAATTACAGAATCTGCCCAATATCCAACTCACATTGAACAATTTTCTATCAAGCATAGTTTGTTGTCCAAAACGCACAATGTTATCAAAAGGTATATTAGTAATATTCACTGACACTGCACGTCTCCTTGAAATATTTCTGCAACCAATCGAAGTCGTTGATCAACTTTAATTGTGCAGGATTGTTTTTGTTCTGTTCACCATATTTTTTACCTTGCTGAGCACCGTCCATAGCAAAATCTCCGTATGGTCTATTTGCTCCAAGAGTACACCAAGCATCCAATCTTTTTTCTGTTTCTTGATCTTCTTGTCTATCAATCACTCGACTGCTCAACTTAACACATTCTCTGAATGCTGATTTCCAAGCACTAAAAGGATCTGAATTGAATGCTGTGATGTTTGAAACTTGTTCCATTGCTCTAAATCTATTTGATATGCTGGTTGTCATGTCTGTGGTATCTGTGTTCATTTCTAGTGTCATACGTCTTGGTAATAATTTAACACCACCATATCCATACTGTAAATCGTTGATTGGATTGCGACTGCGCCACACATGAACTGCTGTTAAATCTTTTTCTGGCACTGCATAATTAAACATAAAATCTTTTTCTATCACAGCATCTCCATCCACCACCCAAAACATTTTTGTTAATGCTAACTTGGCGGCTTCTATATGTGCTTGATGAATTCCTTTAACGTTATTAACTCTTTGGGCAATAGGAAAACGTTCGCACAATGTTTTGTAATTGTGATCAGCCAATGGCTCATTATAACTTATGAACACAATATCATACATTACAGCGTTCTCCTTTTCCATATTCTTGGTGTATTAAGATATACTTGTTTAAAAAATTTACTTTGTTCAGCACTCAATGGTTCAATAGACAATTCAATTTCATGCTCGGCAGTAATTTTCCTACCTAGTTCAATACTATCTTTATAAAAATCTGTGGTTTTATCATCATGCAGTTCAAATCTCCAATATTTTTCAAAATATCTATATTCATTTGCTTGAGTAAAATCCCAATCTGTACAAGTTGTTAGATAACAGCCTGTTCTCGCTCCGTGAATAGCATATACTCCTAATGGATTATCCATGCCCACTGACATCCAAACTAATAGTCTTTGGTAATTTTGCCACCATAACTGTTTTAATGGCAGTCTTACATTTTTGTCTAAACTCATTTTAACACCTTCACGGAATCCTGCTCTCCAAGCCTGATAAGGTGATCCGTCAATATAACTGATAGAATAGTTTTCATTAAATTGATAGTAATTAGGAAAATGACAAAATTCAATCACGTTTTTATTTTTACCGTCATGGTTTTCGTGTGTTTTCATATCTTTTACAAATGATTTTGTCCAGCATTTTAAACTGCCATTTCCATACTTTAAACCATTAAGATCAATTCTACCACACCAACTAAATTGATAAGTGTCATCAACTCCCAACGAATTAAGGTCTACTAACACATTTAAAAACTCTTCATCTATCTGCGTATCAGCATCGACAGTTATAAATCTTTCTGATTCAGATATTTCAGCCGCACGTTTATGAGCAGTATCAAATCCTTTTACTCCGTGTACACGTTTTGCCCATGGAACTTTGCGTTTTAGATCAGCAAAGTTTTTATCTGCATTAGGTTCATCTAAACTTAAAAATATAAAATCCATATCTGATGTTTTTAATATCATTGGTGTACCTCATATGAATAGTTGTAAACTTTTCTACAAAACAATCTTGGTATACTGTCTGATTGATGTGGCATAGTTAATGTTTCTTTAGACATTAATTCTTTGATATCTATTAAAAATTCATAGTCTAACAATGCTGAATTGTCTGTTGATGTTGTAAAAAATTTATATACAGTATCTAGAGACTTTAACGTATTTTTTAGACTGTTTTTTAGTTCTGTATCTATGCTTACATTCCAAACTTTTTGTTTGAGATCTAATACAAATCTTATACAAGAATCTTTATTATTCTTTTTAATTTCATATACTGTTCTATTTTCTATCAAATTACTGTGCGTTTGATTATGAGTAACATTTTGTAAAGCATTTTTTGTTTCAACTACAAACTCGTTGTTTACTAATTTCACTCTATAATCTAATAAATTTTTGTATCCTTTTTTAATTTGTATGGCAAGTTCTTCAGATATTTTAACACTGTGTCCTTTTTGTTCAACACTACACCCAGTCGGTATACCCGTTTCAGGGTTAAAATGTATGTAATGTGTTACATCAGGTTTAATTACATCAAATGTTAAAGGTGGTCTGATGTTCATTTTAAACACTCCATAATTTCTTCTGTTAAAAAACTGTCTTCAACATAATGAAAAATTCCTTGTTGTTTAATATTACCTACAAATAGTTCACAATTTTTATTCATCATATAATCTAATTGTTCGTTCCAATGATTTACAGAACTTTTCCAATTTAAACATTTAGGCTTCATATGTGTAAATGTTAAAAATTTGTGATTTGAAAATACTTGGTGTTCCTTGTTTAACATTTTCACTACAATAGCAGTTGCCACATCCATACTGCACCATTTTTGTGTGTGATGTATTGTAAATTTATTAGCAAACTGTTTGTAGTTTGTGACAACTTCTTTAAGAGTATCATAAAACTTTTTATTGTTTTCATTCTTGATAAAGTAATGAAAACCACAATATACGTTTGGCAACTGATTCTCTTCAAAAACTTTTCTATAATAATTGCTGGTTACCCATTCATTTCTATATGTTCTAACTTTGTTTGTGTAATATAATTCATAGTTTTCTAATGCTGTCCACCAATGTTCTATATTTTCTAACACCAACATATCAACATCAAGCACAATATTTTTTTGAAATGGAGCAATATCATAAATTTTACATCTATTTTCCACTTTCCAATCACTTGCTTTAGCGAAATCCTCTCCTGGAATATCTTTTATAACATCAAACACAGATTGATATTTGCTAGGTACTTCTATATCTGTAATCAAACAAACTTTTTCTGTTGGATTAAATTTTTTAATACTCAAAGCACACGCCACAGCCTGTTTTAAATAATCAGTCTTACTGTTTTGTTGGACAAATAATACAATTCCTTTATTCATGTGCTTCTATTATTTTGTTTAAACCTATTTTATTCATGATATGAATATTCATATCTTGTAATTTACATTTTAAACCGCTTTGCAATGTGAAATGCCATTGATTATTACTGTATGATTCTACAACATCTTTATCAGTAACATAAAATAACTTACAAGGCAGTTGTTTGGGCCATTGGGATTCGACAAAACCATTCATCATGTGTAAAGCAATCGCAAAAGCAAAATCGTTTCTATAATTTGTGTTTGTGATTTGATATTTGAATCTATAAAATTCCCATTCGTTCCTTATGTGATCTATTAATTCAAATAGTATTCGTGTTCTTTCAGTTTTTTTAAAATAAAAAACTGTTGCCCAGCACATTTCAATACCTGTGTCACTCACGTATTTCATCTCGTCTGTGTATTTAGAATTAAAATCTACGTGTTGTGCTTTGTAATTAATTAAAAAATCTTCTTTACTGTCAAACACTTTGTTCAAACTGTCGTTGGATACAATATAATCAGTATCCATCACAATAGTTTCTTCATATGGGGTTAACTTATAAGCATCTGGTCTCGACTGGTTATTCCAGAAGTCTTTGTGATGCTCGTTGCCATCATAGTATGAACGTTTTTGTATTTGATCTGGAGACTTTACAAAAATAACATGATTAAAATTATTTTGTTCACACACTTCATTGGAAGTGATCAGACACACTGGTAGTTTTAAATGTTTTTGAATCTGTTTAGCACAAAAGTCAGCCTGCTTAACATAGTCCACAGTGCTGTTGTTGTGAGCAAACAGTAGTACACCTTTTGACATTGTTATATTTCACCTTTGTCTTTCACCAATTGATTGTATTCGACAAAATACGAGTTGAGATTATTTTGATATTGATCAATAATGTTGTCATAAAAATTTTGAACATCTGTAATTTTAACAGGCAGATTATAATCATCTAAAAATATTGCTTCGTTTGTTTTTTTCACATTAATGAATGTTAAACAATAGTTTATTAAGGCAAGATCGATTGTGAACTGATGTCCTTGAGTGTAATAGACATTGTTCTCAAGACATTTTTCTTTTAACAACCGTAATTGGTTATTGTACTGTTTCATTCGATTTGCGAATTCGAGCGATTCGGTTAAGGAATTATTCATAATATATTAGATATTATAACTGATTTTTGAGTAGAAGTCAAATTTTTGATTAGAAATTATCACCAGAACCACGCACTACACCGGGTGTTGTACCAATTACGTCTGTGATAGCAGTAGCAGTATAGATATCGCAATTCAAATTCGAAACATTTTCATCCGGATTTCCGCCTGCTTCATCTCGCCAAGTCATTGTGAATTGAATTTGGTTTGCCGCAGTTTGCTGTACATCTACATAGTAATCATTGGCAGAATATGCTCCTCCGCCAGCATCTAGGTTTGAATAAATTCTTTGAACAGTGCCATCCAACTCATAATTTCCTACGGCACTTGCCACTGTTCCACCGCCTGTTGACGTTGTACTGTGAGCACCAAAATCAAGATTACCACCCATTACTGTATTCCATGAATTTCCTTTTGAACTAGTATCAGTTGTGTTTGAGGATATTCTAATAAATCCTCCAGCATTAAAATAATGACGTCTAGCATCAGCATCTGTAAAATTAACATTAACAATCATTGTGATTGTGCTGTTCCAAGAACTTCTATTATTTGGAAGAGTTGCTTGTATGTCTTGTTGAGCAGAGTCAACCGTCAATCTGTTTGTGCTGACTAAACTGGCTAGTGCTTCATACTGATCCCAACCTGTGTAACTTACACCGTCATTTTCTTTGATCAGATCACCTTGATTTACTGCTTGAATAACTGAATTGGCAGGATTACCTCCTGTTTGATGTTTGTATGCTTTTCTTAAATCTTCGTAAGCATTGTTGATGTTTGTTGCATCAATCAAATCTCCCACCTGTACAGATTGAGTAACAAGTGTTTGTCCATAGCCAGAATCACCTGAACCATTTCCTAGTACGTTGTCTATCTGTTGTCTTAATGTGTTAAATCTATTTGCAGTTACTAAAGCCATTGAATTCTATTCCTACAATTTATTTATTAACCTTAGTGCCACCTCGACTAACTTTATGGATTCATCTAGATTTGTTTCAAGAGCGAAACCAATCAATTCACCTTTTTTGGTAGTTGTTCCTATACCGTAATCTGCCGCCCAAACTCTATTTCCTTTTTCAACAGGACCTTTTACTTTTACTGGTACACGTCCTACAAAAGCAATCGCTTGTCCGTCAGCCTCTTTGTTCATTAAAAATCCTGGATTTTCTGAAATAACTCCAAACACTGACCCACCATCAAAGTATGCTGTTGTTTCAGCATCTCCGCCTATTGCCATCACTGTTCCAACTTCATAAGTTTTATCTGTTGTATAAACTTCTGCCAAGTCAGCATATTGTGAACTTGTTGCAACACCATCAAATGTATTTGCTGTAATTTTACCAGTGGCGTCTCTTAATGCTACTGTGTTGTTAACGGCTGTGGTTGCACCTAAATAACTTTGATTACCAAAATATATACCTGATGCATTATCTGCCAAACCTTTGAAATAATTTGCGTGTACTTCATACCATTTGTCAGTGGTAATACCTAAATTTTTATTACCTAATCCTGGAATGATTCCATCTGTACCAACATACGCTATTTCAGTTATTGCGCCGCCGTCATTTACTTTTAAAGAAATTTTGTTTCCGATTTCATTTGATATTGAACCATCGCTACCATTCTCGATTGAAACTTTTAAATCGTTC